GTTATACATGACTGTTTTTTGCAGTCGATGTTAACGAATAAATTACGCCTTTAGGTAAGGTGCAATGATTTATGGTATTTTTATATACGCCATACAAACATTTGCATAGAAATACTAAGCTATATTTATGTACGTGTCAATTATGATTTATATAGAAATAAGAATGTTTATCTTTGCATCGTATGTAAATACGATGATTTATTTATTTTAAAGGAAAGGGTTATCTCTCCCTTATGATTAGTCTAGAGAAACTTTATTCTCAACAATTATATGTTATATATTTGTGTCGTAAATTTGTATATCGTATCGTGATTTTATGTTTTAAAATAAAAATAAAAAGACAGGAATACAATGAACGTTATGAGCCGAAGCTAAAGCCAGGGAGATTTTCTCCTAACACCTCTCCGGCGTCGCGGTTTTTGAACTGCGTAAAAGTGTCGCACGCACGTGAAAAAGGATAACGCAATATTGGAGTAATGAACCAATTAAGTTCATAACGGAATTTGCATTTACCGACCCAGGTTTAACCCCAGGGGATATCTTGCAGCGAGAGAAATAACATCTGTTCAGAAAATCATGATGGTACGACATACTTTTTTACGATTTTCTAACCCCCAAACCGCCTATGCGACAATGGCCCAGAGTCTATCGCGAAAAGTTTTAAAAGACCTTTGCTTTGAATGCAGACGTCAATTAATACAATTAGGAGTTGGATACTCATCCAACAATGCTGGGGATGGACCCAGAAATTATAACTATGAAAATATGGTGCGAACCATGAAACCTTTCATCCACGGTGAACTTACTTACTATTTTAATGGACCCTCTTATTATAAGACAACTTTATACCGAGAGTTAGTTAATGTATCCTACAAAATGTTCCAAGCACCGTTAGGCAGTGATGAAATGAATTATTGGTTTGTTGAACTAGAAACTGTTCAAGTTGCCATAAAAATTTTTCAATTTGTAGCTCTAGAAGCTAAATATAAATTGGATCAAGTTAAAATGAAATTAATCAATGGAATGAAAAATCATAAGGTTTTTATGAATCCAGATGGACATATTCAACTTGGTGTTGAATATTCAAGTAATAATGCTGGTGACGGACCTGATCTATATCGAGAAGAATTATCTATGATTATGGCTGATCGATCACTTTTTAAGACGACTCCTTATGTTGCTCATAAGAATCTTTTGTACAAACATAGAATGAAAGGTTCTCCAATGACATTAAATGGAATTATTTTGGGTGCCAGCCAAATCGTTTATGCTTTCATCGTTATAGAAGAACTTAAAATTTTCCTGGATATTAAATTCAATAGAAAATTATATAAGGCTTTTATTAACCCCGATGGATCAGTGCAACTAGGTGTTGCATATTCTTCAAACAATGCAGGAGATGGACCTTTCTTCTGGTACTCAATTATATTGGTATTTGTAGTAGGTTTACCTTCAACCCCTCCAGAAAAATTTCCACTTCATCTACATTATATTTTCGGAATGGCATATCTTGTTAATGATATAGTAAATTGGAAAAACTCAAGAAAAATCGCTAGTGGTTACACATTAATAACGAAACCTTCAACAATGAAGAAAACTAGTACAGAGACATATTTTTTGTATCTAGTTCGAATTGAATTTTGTATAGCATTGTTTAATGAATTGTTTTTGTTGTTATTACCCCTTCAAGGAACTTATGAATATCTGGATTTCCTTAATTTATTACGAGGTCTACTTATTATGTATGGTCGAAGTAAGTTTTATCAATATTGTGG